AAAGAATTTACAAAAAATACATTAATTACTACTTGGCAGAGTATTTACAAATTACCAAAAGCATTTTTTCAACAATTTAATGTTGTATTTGGAGATGAAGTACATAAGTTTAAAGCAAGAAGTCTTATCTCCATAATGGAAAAATGTAATGATATAAAATTTCGTATCGGTACAACTGGAACGATTGATAATAGTAAAATAAATAGATTAGTACTTGAAGGTCTTTTTGGTATTGTAGATAAAGTTATAACTACAACTGAATTAATAGAACAAAAAAAATTATCAGATTTAAAGATTATTTGTTTACTCCTTTCATATGATGATATATCACGTGAAGGTCGAAAAAATAACGTTTATGCTGATGAGATAGATTGGTTAGTTTCTTGCGATAAAAGGAATAATTATGTTACCAATTTAGCTTTAAACTGTAAAGGAAATACTTTAGTACTCTATCAATATGTAAAAAAACATGGTATCCCTTTATATGAAAAACTAAATAAGCTTGAAAAAAAATATAATAAAAAAATATATTTAATTTCTGGAATTACAATTGTTTCTGACAGAGAACAAGTAAGAGATATTGCGGCAGATACAAATAATTGTATTATAGTTGCGAGTTATGGTACTTTTAGTACAGGTGTAAATATACCGAGTATTGAGAATATTATATTAGCAAGTCCAATTAAGAGTAAAATACTTAACTTACAGAGTATTGGGAGAGGGTTAAGATTAAATAAAGATAAAACTACTTGTAATTTATTTGATATTGCTGATGACTTATCCTATAAGAAATGGAAAAATCATACTTATAGACATTTATTATCAAGAATGCAAACTTATGATGAAGAAAAATTTAACTATTCATTAGTAAAGGTAAAATTAGATGTATCAAAAATTAACAACAACACCGAGAATAATAAGATCGACTGAAGATTTTGTTATCGTAAAATTATCAACAGGTGAATCTCTTTTAGGTATCCGTTTAAAAGAAGACGAAAAAGAAATAACAATCGAATATCCATTCGCACTTAAACATTATCCAAGAATTACTCGACAAGGTGGAATTATAGAACAAATAACAGCAGGACCATATTGTAGTTTTGCGGATGATCGAATTTTTACATTACCAAAGAAAGATATTTTTTTCGTTAAGAAATTACACGCTTTCGCAATACCATTCTTTATGTCTTTATATAATCAACATGAAAGACTTTTGTCAATGGGAACTTACGATAATTTTTTAAATAAATTTATGAATAAACAAGAAATGGCTGATTTAAGGCAAGATGAACAATTTCCTGATGTTCCAGATGAAGATGAATTTACAGAAGAATTATCTTCAGAGGAAGTTGAAGAAATAAAACAAATATATAACCAAATTAAAAAGAAAAATAATCAAACAATCCATTAATTATTATTTGATTATGATTAATTATAATTTAAGTAAAAGCGACCAACAGGTGCTATTATAATATGCTAAAAGTTGGAAGTAAAGCTATAAATAGAAATATGCTTAAATTATTAAAAAAATTTCAAATATTAATCAAACTAGTTCCTGAGTGGGTAGTCCTATTAAATGCTTGGTTATGGTTATCTATTATACCATTACTCGTATTTACAAATGCTTGGAAGTCACTCGGGTCACTCGCACTTGCATTTAAAACATGTGCACCTTTATTTTTGGCACTTGGAATCGTAAATGGAGTTGTGTTATTTTTATATTATCTAGAAGATGAAATTGATTAAACTTTAAGTAGTAAAATACTTTACTTAGAACATATTTTAAAGTATAATATTGTTTTCTATTTAAATATTTAAATCCTTTATTATGAATAAAAAAGTAAAAGAGCCAAAAATACATTATGTAAATAATGCTGAATTTTTAAAAGCATTAATTTCTTGGAAAAAAGATTGTGCTGATGCAGAAGATTGTGGTGAAGATAGACCTGCTATCCCTAACTACATAGGTGAATGTATTTTAAAAATATCAACAAGATTGGCTACTCGTCCGAATTTTAATAATTATACATATCTAGATGATATGATATTAGATGGTGTTGAAAATTGTATTCAATATCTTCATAACTTTGATCCAGATAAATCTAAAAACCCCTTCGCTTATTTTACACAAATAATATATTATGCGTTTCTAAGACGTATAATGAAAGAAAGAAAACAATCTTATATTAAAACTAAAATTCTTACATCTTTACCACCTACATTTTTTCAAGAACTTGGTATGTCCCCTGAACAAATATCAGAAGCAGAAAGAAACTTTGATAAATTTTTAGGTAAGATGGAACAAGCAATACAGAGTCAAAATAACTTTGACAATTGGTTGATTAAAAAATCCATAGCAAGAAAAATAAAAAATAATATTGAAACTTTAGATGATGACAAAGATAGCGATTATAACTGACACACATTTTGGTGTAAGAAACGATATTAGCCACTTTATAGAATATCAAAATAATTTCTTTGATAATACGTTTTTTCCCAAAATAGATGAATTAAAAATTGATACAGTTTTACATTTAGGTGATGTATTTGATAGACGTAAATATATAAATTATTATACATTAAAAGAGTGTAAAAGATTTTTCTTTGAAAGGTTAAAAGAAAGAGGGATTACAATGTATGTTGTAATTGGTAATCATGACACATACTTTAGAAATACAAATGAAATTAATAGCATACAATTACTCCTAAAAGAATATTTAAATATTAAAGTCTTATACGAACCTCAGACAATAAAAATAAAAGAATCAGTATTTTGTAGTATTCCTTGGATATGTGAAGATAATTTACAAAAATGTTGGAATGAAATAAAGAATACAAAAGCTGAAATGTGTATTGGTCATTTTAATATTAAAGGATTTGAAATGCATACAGGTTCACCATCTAAAGATGGAGATGATAAAGATAAATTTATAAAATTTGATTTATTATTAACAGGTCATTTTCATCATCGTTCACAAAAAGATAATATTATTTACTTAGGTGCTCCATATGAAATGACTTGGAATGATTATAATGATAAAAAAGGTTTTCATATATTTGATACAGCAACACGTTCGTTAGAATTTATACAAAATCCAAATACTATGTTCTTAAAAGTAGAATACGATGAATCTTATTTTGCTGAAAATCCACCTAACTTTGAAGACTATCGAAACAAATATATAAAAGTAATTATAACAAATCGTAAAAATTTATTAAAGTTTGATACATTTATAAAGAATCTACATAATCATAATCCATATGATGTTAAAATACTTGAAACGTTTGTTGATTTTTCATCTGCTAATGTATCTGATGAAATTAACGTAGAAGATACTATTAGCATATTAAATGGTTATATTGATACAATCACAACTAGTATTGAAAAAAATAAACTTAAATTATATTTAAACTCGTTGCATGCTGAAGCGATCGCAAGCGAGAATATTGCTAAAGAATGATAATATTTCATAAATTGAAATGGCGTAATTTTCTCTCAACAGGTAATGTTTGGTGTGAAATACAATTAAATAAAACACGAAGTACAATCGTGGTAGGAAAAAATGGTGATGGTAAATCTACCATGCTTGATGCTCTTACCTTTGTTTTATTCGGAGAACCATTTAGACAAGTAAAGAAAAACCAATTAATTAACTCAATTAATGGTAAAAATACTGAAGTAGAAATTGAATTTTCTTCTGGTACAAATACTTACAAAATAAGAAGAGGAATTAAACCTAATATATTTGAATACTACGAAAATGGAGTATTACAAAATAAATCAGCAGCAATTAGTGATTGTCAAAAGAAAATAGAAGAACAAATACTTAAAATTAATTATAGAACATTCTGTCAAGTTTGTATTTTAGGATCTGCTTCTTATATTCCTTTTATGCAATTACCTACATATCAACGTAGATTAGTTATTGAAGATATCTTAGATATAGGTATTTTTAGTAAAATGAATGATATACTTAAAATAAGAGCAGTTGATACTAAGTTAGCATTAGTTGATGTTAATAAAGATATAGAAATAGCTAAATCAAATATACAAGCTCAAAAAACTATACTTGAAAATTTATCAGTTTCTAAACAAGAAAATATAGTTAAGATAGATGAAAAAATAGAAAAGTATAAAGAAGATATAAAAGAGATACAAAATAAAATATTTGTATTAAATAAAAGGATTTTAGAAATTGATAACTTAACTACTGATTCAGTAGATGTATTTGATCGTATAGACAAAGCAAAAAAACTAGTTGCAATAAATGAAATTCGTATTGCTGAGATACAAGAAAAAATAATGTTCTTTAATGAGAATGAAAATTGTCCTACTTGTGAGTCGCCTATACAGCATAAACAGCATGCGTTAAATAAATTAGAAAAAGAAAAAGAAGATATAAAATCTAGACTCTCTAAGATGCTAGAAGCTTTAACGACAGGAGAAACTAGAGCAAGAGAAATAAGAACATTGTTTAATGAAAAAATAGAAATTAATAACGAAATATCTAACTTAAATACCAGTGTAAAATTTACTGAAACTAATATTGAAAATAGTATAAATGAGAAAAAAGAATTATCAGATACTAATCGAGACACAAGTAAATACAAAGATAAAATTAAAGAACTAGCAGAACAAGCATTAGTTAATGTTGATAAAAAGAATAATTTAATGCAGATTACAGAATTAGAAAATACTTCTAAATTACTTCTACAAGATTCAGGTGTTAAAACTGCAATTATTCGAAAGTATTTACCTGTAATGAATAAATTGATTAATAAATATTTACAAGCAATGGACTTTTATGTTCATTTTGAATTAGATGAGAACTTCACAGAGACAATACGTTCAAGGTATAGAGATGAATTCACTTATGATAGTTTTTCAGAGGGTGAAAAGATGCGTATTGACTTAGCTATATTGTTTACATGGCGACATATAGCGAAAATGAAGAACAGTATTAATACATCTTTGTTAATACTGGATGAAATATTTGACTCATCTTTAGATGCATCAGGTGTAGACTACTTCTTAAACCTAATTTCGCAACTAGATTCTCAAGTCAATGTTTTCGTAATTAGTCATAAGGGTGATACTCTAATTGAAAAATTTATGAGTACAATTAAATTTGAGAAGAAAAATGACTTCTCTACAATCGTAAATGCATAAACTATGAAAACAAGAAAAAAAAATAAAGAAGAAGGAATATCAGTACAAACAAATAATACTGATAAAAAAGAAGAATCAAAAACTGTTTTGAAAGACAAATATCAACATCTATATTTTAAATTAAAGATGCTTGAAAGCTGGATATTTGAAAAAAAATATCGTAAGCTTTTTAAAGATAATTTACCAACATTAAAAGAGTTAGAATTAAAACAACATAATATGAAACATGAATTTAATCGTGTATCTAAATTATTAGGAAGTAAAAAATGAGTGATGTTCCTGAAGTAAAAGAAGTTGTATGG